TGCTGAAAATAAAAATTGTAAAAAATTCGCAAACAAAATTTTTAATTTAAAATTACCGTTGATTAAAGGTACAAATTCTAAAAATCAAACAATAGTCAAATTTAATCCAAGTGATTTATTATTAGCGTTATATAATAAAAAGATAGTTGAGATAGATACTACATTAGACTGGTATGCCACTTTAACGATTAAAAAAGAGAATGAAGACAAAGCATTAGGAAAAGGTGAAATATCATTAGATGATTTAGATTTAATGGATATTTAAACTTTGTTATTTTCTTTAATGACCTTGACTACTGCTGATTCTAATTGTTGTGTCATACATTTAGAACCTTTAATGAGGCAAAGTAAACCTTGAAGAAATCCATTGGATCTCGATTTTAGCAAGGGTAAAACTTCGCTAATAATAAATAGACCACCCAATATGTAGGTGGAATATTCGTAACCAGAAGATACTTGACTATTATTTGTATAATCATTTGTAATGTTCATTTATATATAATATTATTATATATAAATTAATTAATCTATATTTAAAATTATTTTTTTTTCAATCTCTTACTTCTTCGTGGTTTTGAACAAAGTATTTTTTCAGTGCAACTTTTTTATTAAAAATTTCATCTTGTGTAAATGTAACTTTTTCTTGTTTTTCAAGTGAATATTTTGCCAAATCTAACACTTGCTTAGTATCTGTTTTTTTGTTAGGGATTAAATCTTTAAAAATCTTACTCATATTTAAATATTGATGAGATAAAAAAAAATCTAATCTATATTTAAATATGAGTTTAATCGTTTTAAATAGTAAAGGAAATTCACCAGAAGAATTCACTAACACAATTAGTAGCGGGATTAAAATTCCTGTAAATGCCGAGATATGTTTAGTATCTTCTAATGTCCAAAGAAAATATTTGTATAGTGAAGATTTACGAATAGAATCAGGTAGTAACACCTTTGTTGTAGGTATTGGAACAGGGGCAAATCCTGGTACGACTACCCGTGTTAATGGGATAGATTATACACCATTCAAACCATCGATTATTAGTATGGAAAATACAAACAATAAATTCCCAATAGTACTAAATTCACACGTTAAAACAACTAACTTTATGGAGTCACAATTAAATAATACTAAAAATATATTATCATCACCATACACGGGGGATGACTGTTGGGACGTCACCTTAGATGCTACCAAAAAAATGGTAATAAAATGTACTTTAACTATTCCAGACCTTGGTACACAACAAGGAACTACTGAACGTGAACAAATCATTATAGGTCAAGGTATAGATGGGGGTGAAGAAAATAACAACGTTACTGCTGGTAATTATTTCGCATCTACTGCGGTATCAACAACACCAGGTCACGTCGATTTAAGAGCAGGTGAAGATGCTGGATATTTTATTGATTCTGAACCTTTATATAATACGAATACTGGTCAAGCATTTGGAACTTGGACTGGTTTACCGAATCCAAATCCAACAGGGATAGCCGGTGGTTGTTATAGTTGGCAAATCACCCCCCAAGCAGGTGAAATGGTAGGACTAAGGGGGGGTATCATAGCAAATAATTCCACCTCAACAACTGCCCCTACATCTGGTGATAATTTTTAATAGCGCCGTTAACAGGTGGTTCAAATTATAGTCTATGGTGGGAATGTGTCAAAGATGATGGTGTAGACGTATATTTCGAAATGTATTATATAAATCCGCCAAAGTTGCAATTTCTGCGCAAAGCCGGAGTAGATTATAATAAAAAAATTAAATGTGGGTCTTTTAATGTTTCTTACGCCTTGGGTGGTGATATAAGAATTATGTGTAGACCAGTACATAGAGGACCAACAGGATTTATGATGGACTGGGGATACGCCAGAGCAGATGCGGGGACAGGTGCTTTAACAGATATTACTAACGTTAGTGCTGATACAGGAGGGGTAAAAATTACTGACCCAGAAGCATCAGACGGGGGTACGGCTGCCAATGCTTTTGATTTATATAACCATTTACCAATTAGGCAAGGATTTTCTTTTGCCAAAGGAACACAAGGAGTTAAAGCAAAAATGGGAGCAATCCACCATAGAGATAAAAGAAGAGCCGGAGCGGGACCAGGATTTTTGGGTTGTGTACTTGGATGGAAGAGACCTGACCAAAGTGATTATATTTCTTATAATCCTGACCAAGCCCTACAAAGCGCCATTAATCGTACAAATTGTTCACAAACTTTGGGTTATGGACTTGCTTTTCAATCTCTTGATTTGACGCAATTAACTGCCACAGGATTTATAGGTATTGAACCACTTGGGGAAATTATACCCTATAATGACTGTCTTGTAGTTCAGAGTTCTACTCTTGGTGTAAATGGATTATTGGGAAATAGTAAAGGTTCGGTAGCAAGTGGAACAAGTGCCATTAGTAGCGGGGGAAATCCTGCGCCAATCCTCGCCGTTATTCCACTAACAGAATATCAAACAGGTATCAGAAGTTTGCCATTTAATAGAAGTGAATTTTTTGCCCAACCTATTGATAATTGGATTAAATTAAATAATACTACGTCTTATGTATTAAATCAAATTTCAATTAAAATTACTGATTCATTAGGAAGTAAACCTAATCGATTAGATGGTAATACCTGCTTAACATTTAAAATTAGACAACATAAAAGAACACCAACAGTAGTACAAGGGGCAGGGAGTAATCCACAACCAATTAACGACGTTAAAACAAATATAATGAATCATTAAATATTATAGTTTTTTAAATAAAATTAAATTTTTATAACAAATTTTAACTTTTGTTATAAAAATAAATATCTCTAAATATTATATAATGTCATCGACCTCGTTTCCAGAAACTGTAAACCCAATCGCATCCTTAGAAGACCTCAGTATAATGCCTGACCCCATTCAGACTATGCCAATACCAAATTTAGATTTAATACCTAAGGTAGAAAATGTAAAAATGAAACAAAGTAATATATTTTATAATTCATCAAAAGTCACGCCTGATATAACTGTACCCGCTGAATCAAAAGAAGTGGATAGAACAAATATTGATTTTTCTGTTTTAGAAATACCAGAAGAGAAACCCAAAAAAAGAGGGGTAAACGTGGTAAAGATTCTAAACCACGAAAGAAGAGAGAATTAACAGATAAACAAAGAGAGGCATTAAAAAAAGGTAGAGAAAAATCGGCAGTAGTTCGAAGGGCAAAGAGAGACGCCAGATTAGCAAAAGAACAAAAGACACAACCAATAGAAATTCCAAAACAAGTAATGCCACCCCCTGCCGTCCATAAACCCCTTGACTATAATACATTCTGTTCATATATGGATATGTATTCAGAAAAAGTTAAAAAGAAACATACAAATAATAAGCAACCACATCCAAATAAAGTTATTTCTTCGCAACAAAGACCACAACCACCAATATCAAAACCTAATCCAAGAGTACGAAGAAGACAACAAAGACCCCAGACCCCAGTACCTGAACCTGTACAAGAAATGGGTACTTGGACAGGAACTTTTAGAAATATATCTACAAATAATAGGTGGGATTTTGGGCTTTAATCAAATCTTAATATAAATTTTCCGTCTTTTGATGTTTCAATTTTATTTCTTTCAATTCTTGTGTAAGAAGTTGCAGTTTCATTTTTAGATTTTTTATTGTACCTATTTGATTTTTTAACAATACATTTGGGTAAATCATTTTTTAATTTAAAATAATAATCGAAATGTAAATCGTCGCAAGAAAGGGCAGTCATTTTATAAAATATATTTTGATTATAAGCAAGTGTGGAAGATACCTCGTAATCATATTCAATATTTTGTTTACCTACCAAAGTCTTCTTTTTATCTCTATAATAATAAAATCTTGACCAGTCGTTAGGGTTATTGTGCTTATGATTATATTTCGCCACAATTTCTGGGGGACAAAAGACTTTTAAATCATTTAATGTTAATATATCTAAAACATTCATATATAATATGGAGAGAAAATAAAAACGATAATAAGAATTTAATTATACATTAAAATAAAAATATCTAATCATATTATAATATGAATAACGATGATTTAACTATACTGCCAATTATGCCGGAAGAGAGTGAATTTAATGTGTCCCGTCCCCTACATCCTAATTTACCTGATGTATATAGAGGTCAATTATTATGTATCGTTGGACCCGTCCGATCCGGCAAAGGCTGCCTAATTTGGAACTTAATTTTGGGAAAATCATTTTATGAGGATTTATTTGATACAGTGGCAATTATTCAACCAACCTGTTTTAATGATTCATCGGCAAGATTCGCCGTACAAAAATATAGGGACACTTGTTTCGATAAATATGACGATAAAATAATAGAAGATTTAATAGAAAATCAAAAAAGAAAGAAAAAAATAGATGGTGAAAATACATCCTACGCCCTAATAATTGATGATTGTGTTGGAGAATTTAATAAACATTCAAATTCCAAAAGTGGAGGTGCAGTTTTAAATTTTACATCAAGATTTAGACATTATGTTACCAAACCTGACCCGTGTTTAATTATATATTCGACACAGAAATATTTAGATTTAATAGGATTAATTAGAAATAATATGACAGGTATATTACTTTCTGGTGCTATCAAAAATAAAAAAGAGTTAGATAGTTTAAGATATGACCTTGATGATACCTTTGGTGGAAAGTTTAATGAAATAATGGCAAAGGCAAGAGAGATTCCATATTCTTGGGTATATTTCAGACTCGATTCAACACCAGTTCAATGTTTTTTAAATTTTAAAGAACAATTATTTTAAAAATTAAGAAACGTATAAATAATATCTAATTATAATATAAATGAATAGTTTTGCCAACGCATTGTCGAACGATAGTAATGGATACGCTGATTTAGTAAACGTCTTGAAAGAAAATAAAGTTACATCAAGAAATCACGCCCTTGATACCATCGAAGATTTGAAAGGTAAATACGAAGCCGCATCAAGGACGGCAGTTGAATTAACTGGACTTGGAGAGGTCTTCCCTGGTACACAAGTTATCAAGGCTGGTAAATTTGGTTACAATAAAATTAAAGGTTTAGTTAGTGGGGTTGAAGATGATGCCCCATCAGTCGCTAATAATATAGATAACGTTGGAAAAGATGCCCAATCAACGTTTAATAATTTCAAACAAATGGCATCTGATTTTAGAGATAAATTTAGAACTGGTGGTAACGTTGTTAACCCTACTGGTGAAGGTATACAAAAACCTTCTGCCCTTGGTGATGATTGGGACCCAGTAGGGGCAGGTGATGGAAATGTACAACTTGGTGTAAATATGGAAGAGAATATAGCAAAGAAGAATATAGCAAATATTTTAAAATCAAGGGGTGAAGGATTTGAAACAAAAATAAATACTAATAATTCAATTAATAGACCATCTACTGGGGAAACCAAAACCCCTGATGTTAAATTCGATGATAATTTAGATAATGAAACAAAACAACAAGATAACCCTGACGACGAAAGTAAAGACGATGGAAACGGAGATGACGACGGAAACGAAAGTAGTGGTTCTTTTGATTGGTCAGACGATGAAGGGGACGACGACGATATAATTAACCCTGCTGATACTGGTGAAACTGGTGACGAGATCGCAGGAGGATTCTTCGACGCAATCGGGCTTCCTGAAATTGGGGTCGCCTTCCAAATAGCCGGCGGAATAGCAGGGGCTGGCATCGCAGTGGCAGACGCTGTAAAAAGTGGTATAGAAGGAGATGCGGCAGATAAACTAAGAAAAACACCACTTGGTACATCAGTGGTTCCAGATTTTGATGTTGGTGGGTCTGTGGCTGCCCCAACTGTATCATCCATAAATCAATAATTTCAGTGCAACTTTTTACATATAGTTTTTACATAAACTTTTTTAATTATTTAGTTTAAAAATTAAATAATTCAAAAAAAATATCTTAACATATTATAAATGTCACAGATTGCCACAATATCCAAAAGTATCCTCACGGAACGGAATTCAACATACTCTGCTAACGATGTAATAGAATTATTTATATCACCAGGAGAGGTGCCCCTTTTAAATGCCAGACAAGGTACTTATTTAAAATTTGATTTGAAAGTAGATAATACCTCAAATTGTTTAGCGCAACCCGACCCACTTGCGGGGGCATATTCTTGTATTCAAAGAATAGATATATATGATGGAAATAATAGTCAACTTTTAGAACAATTATCGGATGTAAATGCCTGGACCTCGATGAGGTGGCATTATGATGCCAATTCAGGAATCAAAAATAGTCGTAATTTAATGGAAGGACGTTCACCAATTGTGGGGCGTTCTTTAAAATCTCAATACTTTACACATACTGGTATAGATGCCACTACCTATACACCTGTATCTTGTGTTTGTCCAATTTATATGAGTGGGCTCTTATCGCCCAATTCTCAACTTCTACCATTATTGTTATTAAATGGAATTCGCATCAGGATTCAATTAGCCCATAATGCCGTTGCTCTTAGAGGTTTAACCCAAGTAGGTTATTCATCCAGTGCCACCGAATATGTAGGAATTAAACAAATTAATGGAATCGATACCCCAGGGGCTTCCGTTGCTCATACATTTGGTATGAGAGGTTCAAGTGCTGGTGACGCTGTTGGGGCTGCCGCTGTTCCCATTCCTATTGGGTCAGTATTAACCCGATTAAATGTTAGTACCATTGGCGCATTAATTGACCCTACACCACCAGTAGATACATCTGTAATTCAAGCAAGTGCTGACTTTTCTAATATTGCTTGGGCAATTGGTCAAGATTTATGGATTGGTGGTGGTGTAGTGATTGGACAAGCCCAAAATTTGGGTCCAATCACGGGCGTCGTTGTTACTGCTGGTCGTCCTGGATTTACATTTGCGGCAACCCCTGCTACCTTGGTCGCTATTCCACTTGATTGTAAAATGTGGGTTAATGCCAATTCTCTACAAGCATCTTATACTATGTCTAATGTGGGTATGGTTTGTTCTGTTGTACAAGCGCCACCTGCTACATTAGCAGGATTATTGAAAAAAGTAAACAGTGGTGGTGGTGTAAGAATTGATTATACCTCATTTAATTTATATAGACAAAATCTTAACGCAAAAATACCAAGAACAGAATTATTAATCCCAACAGTAGAAAATCGGGCTATGTCAATTGCTGTTTTGCCAATGAGAACTACCTCATTACTTTTTGAAGATACTTTACGTAGTGTAGGTGATGAGGCATTATCATATCAGTGGAATCTTGGTAATAGACTTACCCCCAATCGTCGTGTATTAACTGATAGAGTTGCCTCTGTTGATGCTGTACAAACATTAAAATGGAACGGAATTCATTTACACGAAACTGAAAAAGCAATGGCAAGATTGAAGGTGCCTCCTCGCAATCTTGTTTCAAATTCCAGAATGTTTTCATTTCCACGGGCTCTATCAAAAGAAGGACACTCATATAATGCCAATTTAAATGAGGTTAGATTAAATATTGAATATGGTCAGGGTGCCAATGATAATGTATTAAATAAATTAACAAATGGTTGGGTACATCATATTAGAACGGCAATTATTACACCTAATTCTGTTGCTGTTGAATTTTAAAAGATCTCACTGCAACTTTTTTCTAACTATATTATAATGTATATAATCACAAAATATTCTAAAAACAAGGCTAAAAAACTGGGTGTAACTTTAAAACCATCCACTAATAAAAAAAAGAAAATAGATGTATTCAAAGATAAGAAGAAAATTGCCTCTATTGGTGCTATTGGATATTCTGACTACCCTACGTACTTAAAGGAAGATAAGAAGAAAGCAGACATTAGAAGAAAGGCATACAAAAAGAGACACGAAAATAATAGACATAAGAAAGGTACAAATGGATATTACGCAGACCAAATTTTATGGTAAAAATGAAACATAGGAAACATAGGGAAAAGTAGAATTTTCTCACCCAAAAATATAAGAAGAATCTGGTATTTGAAATACCAGAATTATCTCTTAAAATATATAATCAAAATCAGACTTTTCCCTATGTTTCCTATGTTTCTAAAAATACTATTAATATTAAAATATATTCTAATATTAATAATATGTTAAAATGGTTTACATCTATGTTTTGGCGTGATAAGTTAGAGACCCCTACCTTAACAAATAATTCAATGTCACCAATTCCAAAGAGAAAGTTTTTAAATTTAGCAAGAATAGTGGTGGATACAGATGACGATAAAGAACCACATACAGATATTTATCATTTGAAAAGAATAGAAAGATTAAAGAAGAAAAGAGATGAGGATATTTTTGATAAATTCAACCATTAATTAAACAGATATATTTAAAAATTGGTAGATTTGAGTTAATATTTATATATAAGTTTATTATATAAATGTCACAAATAGTAGCAACTCGAAAATTTGAAATAGCGCCAGATAATTTAACTGGCAATGGTCAAGTTTGGTCACCACAGACAGGTAACCCTATAATTACCTTCACGATTGCCAATTCTGAAATGTATTTACGCTCAAAAAATTTAAAATTATGCTTTGATGTAGAATTATTCACTGCTGGTGGGGGTGTACCAACCAACGGACAAGTGCAACTTTCTGACAGAATTGGGGCTGCTGGTTTATTTAGTCAATTAGAAATAAATAACCTTGCTCTTAATCAAAATTTGGAAACAATTAGAAATTTTGGTAGGTTACAGTCATCACTTTTGGCAAATGGTTCAGGATGGGACGATTATACTACCTACTTGTCGAATGAATTTGGTGCCTCTGCCAATATTAATATTAATAATAGATACTCAAAAGGTGTTATATCCTGCGCTATGCCTATTATGGCAGGTCTGTTCCTTGGTGCCAATAGAGATATTCCCCTATCGAATGACAATGGTGTAGGTGGTTTATTTTTAAAATTTTCACTTTCGCCTAATACGTCCGCTCTATTTGGAACTGCTGTGGCTGCCGGGGTTATTATAACATTAAAAATGTAAGTCTTATGGGAGAATATGTTATGGTAGCATCTGGTAAATTGCCAAATATTGAATCTTATTCTTTTTCTGCTTTCTCTTCTTTTTACAATGTTATTAATAATAATGATTCAACTTTCCAAGTATCACCTTCTTTAAATGCCGTCGTATCTTCTTATACCAATTTCATACCCGTTACACACGTGAGTAATGGCGCAGAAGATGGATATAAAACGACCCCATTACTAAATAAAGACCCTACAACTGGCGTCTATGACCAACTTGCGCCAATAACACGAGTAAGTTGGACCCGATCTGGGATTTTGTATCCCCTTCAATTTGGTATAGATGAAAGTGCTATGGTTCAAGAGACTGCTGGTGCCAATGTTTTTGGAAATAGTAAATTTGAGGCAGAAAGACAATATTATTATAGTATGGCAATTCGTCCTAAAACATCATCTCAAACTGACACACTGGCAGGACAAAATAGTGAGGGTCTACCCTTTGCTAATGGTGATGTGGAACATAATACAGTCTCGACCACTGCTAATATAGCGGCATCTGGTACATATGCGAACGTCTACGGTGTTGGTATAAGATTGGGTGATATGATGGGTACTGGTTCGTCAGTCAATTTCAAAACCTCACCTTATGGATTGAGGATTCAATCAAAACTGAATGGCTCGTCGCCTATGGCGGCTTTTACATTCTTTTTATATCGTTCTCGCATTAACTATGGGACTAACGGAGTAGTACAAATTATTAATTAATTTTTCAACTGCAACTTTTCTCACTTGTTTAAAAAATCAATATATATAAAAATTAAATCTTTAAAATTTTTATATATACATATAATAAATATGTCAAAACGTCAAACAACTGATTTAGCCAACTTAGTAGGAATCTCTAAAAAGGAATCTAATACGCAACGAGTTGAAACAATTCTTTTAGAACCTCGTTCTTTTTCTCAATCTCAGATAGTCTTTGATTTACCACAACAAGGGATTTTATCTGATGATATTGCCTTACAAATACAATTAACCACTGCCGCAAATATGGACATTCCATTAGTTGCCGGTATTGGTGGTTTATTTAATCGTTGTGAGTTATTCTTTGGTACAACTTTAATTAATAGTGTTACCGAAGTTGGTCACTTGCTACAAGTTCAATCTTTGTTTAAAGACCAAGATGTACGTGATTATTCTGAACAAACTTATACTGGTGGATTTTCTGGATTAAAGGCAGAAGCAGGAATCCGTGGCAGACTACAACTTAATGCTTTTAATACTACACTCTTAGGAACTACTGCCAGTACTGGTATTACAGGATTATTACAAACTACTGCTGGTGAAGTTAATAAACTAAGTGCTTTTCGTACCACGGGAGCCGCTGGAACTACACCAGAATACTGCTTAAAACTTAAAACACTTTTTCCAATTTTATCTCAAATTCCTCTACCACTTTTTGCGCTTAAAGAAAGATTAAGATTTGTATTTCATTTAAATCCTGATATAGCAGGAACGAGAGTTGTTGGAGTTAATACCGCTGGGATTACTGCTGGTAACATTGCCTTCGTTGCCGGAAATGATGTCGTTGAAACGTCCTGTAAATTGAGTGTTGATTTAATTTATTATGAGGATATGCCTGGAACACCAAATCCAATGATGAGAATTCAAGACGAATTAGATAAAGGTGTATCTCTTGTATATTCTGATTATATTACAGTATTAGGACAAATTCCAAATTTTGGAGTAGGTCAAGCGCCACCAATAACACAGGAAAGAACGATGTTATTGGGATTGGACCACCAAGTAGTAAGAAATCTTATCTTAGCCTTTCCAACTCAACCAACATCCGCAACAGATTACGGTAACCCAATTTTGGGAAATTTTGAAAGTTGTTCGACGCCAATTGGTACACAATTACAAGTTTCTATTAATAATGAGAATATTTTTCCATCGCCATTAAATTCAGACGCTAAATTTTATAATGAGTTATCACAAATTTATGATACACCACTTAAAATTAATCGTGGTCTCTATTCCGCAGTTGGTCAAGTAACGACGGCGCCAGGTGTAACACAGGGAACTATTACGGCGCCAGGTAGAGCCTTTTCAGATACTACCGCTATTAGAGGTAAACCGAACGAATCATTACAATATAATTTACAATATTTAGGTGTAAATCTTACGAAAAATAGTAACGCAAATTACGCAGGCAATGGTATTCAGATAGGCAGACAACCAGTTCAGATCCAGGTAACCAAAGAGAGAGGTGGTACTAATGACGTCTCTGGTGGTGTAGGTGCTTATATTTGGAAGTCTTATCGTATGATTTGTTTTGCTGAATGTGAAAGATTAATGACAATTAGAGCAGGTAATATCTTTATATCTGGGTCGTAAAAAGTTGCAATTTCTTGCCGAAATTATATATAAGAAAAAACACATTTTAAAGATTATATTAAATA